ATCTACGGTAAGTACCACCCCGTTGTTCATGAATACTGCCATCGAAGGTTACTCCTCATCTTTCTTGGTTAGTTTTGGTTCTTTCTTTTCCGGCTTTACTTCTGACTTGATTTTACCAATCTTGGTCAGAAATTTTTCGTTTTCTTCATGCCATGTTGACATGTTAGCTCCATTCCGTGAGAGTTGAGATATTAATGTCACATGTGAGAAGGTCGCCTGTAGTTGACTCATAGACGCTAGGAGATGAGACCGAACCAATACGAAACTTAATTGTCGACGCGCAAAGCTTGGTAAAGACTGCGACAATCATGTCTTCAATCCCGGCAAGGTTTCCCTGGTTATCTAAGAGTGGAACGTACAAAGCCAAACGAAAATTGGCCATTGGATAGATTGAGATTTCCTGGTTATTAGTTGGCTCAATATAAGGGTCGCTCGCATTGATTGTGACGCTGTTGGCGATTGGAGTTGCTGGAGGAAAGCTAAAGACGCTGTACTTGGTGTCGTCGACTAATGCCGCTGCGATAGAAGCGCGAAGGGTGGTGATAGCTGCCATCAATGCACCATTGAACGAGGGTCAAGATAATTTGCAATGAGCCCGCGCACTCTAGCGACAAGTGTGTTCGACATTGTAAATGGTGAGGGGGTAAAGCCATCTACTGACATTCCTGTCCCGATGGCGCTTGTCTTGCTTGCCAAATTGCTTCAGCAATAAGAAGTGATGCTGTTTGGATTGCTGGAATAGTTGAATAGTCTGTGTAAGTAGTAGCCGCGATAGTTCCGTAAGGATTAACAGGATGCTTAGGTGCGTCTGCTAAATGGTCTGTTGTAACCTGAACAAAATCAATTCCAACCGCGGTGATTGTTTTGTTACCGTTATAGTGAGCGCCAGCTCCGGATACTGTAATTGTTTGGCCTACATAAAAGACTGAAGCGTCTTGAACGTAAAGTGTTCCTGTAGTTCCCTTATTTGCATGAGCAATAATTGAAGTCGTGTTTGACCATAGGAAGGGAATCAACACATTGTCAGCGGCATCGCAAACTTCTTGAAGCGTAGCGTCCGGGTACAATTGGCCCACGCCAAGTGCGCTGCGAAGCTCTGCAACTGTCGTGTATGACATTTGATTCCTTTCCTAAAGCCCGAGGAGGTAGAAGGGCTCTGCTACCCCCTCGGGTGACTTAGATGTGAAGGTTATGCAACCATCCACTTGTAAGCGCCCGCTGCTACCTTTGTAGCAATTGCGCCGAAGCCGTTGTAAGACACAGAAATCTGACCAGTTGAAATGGTGTTTGATTCGAGTGTAAATGTTGGGCTTTCATACCATGTGTAAGACTCAGGTGCTACGACAATCATTGTGCCGTCGCCTGTTCCTGATAGTGAGCGTGATACGTAAAGGTTTAGGCCGTGTACGTTTCCGCGGACACCTGTTGGTGTTAGGTTTGCAGATGCGTTCTGTGGGTTGATTGTCTGAACGTATAGAGGGCGGTTTGAGCCATCTACGAGTCCCATGATTGCGCCCCACTGCTCAGGTGATACGACAAGGTTTGTCGCAAATCCGAGAGTGTTTGTATAAACAGAAACAGCTGCATCTGAAATGAAGTCAAGAAGGTTAGCCGCTGTAAGTGTGCGGTTTCCACCATCTGTTGCGCCAGCTGCTACAGCTGTTCCAACTGCTGCGTTTGTAGCCTTTGCATAAGCAAATTCCATTTGACGGACAAGCTCCGCATAGAACGCAGGGCTAGAGCGATAAAGCAATTCTGCCGAGAATGTCTGCTGGCCTGAATACTTCTTAACAGACACTGACAAGAAGCTGTCGTTGAGGTCTTGCTCTGCTGGAGCTGCGCCTTCTGCTGTTTCTGCAACTGTTGGGACTTGTGTAATCTTTGGAATTTCAAAAGTCATGCCAGCATCAGGAAGTGTGCCGCGTGAGATTGCGTCAATGAATGGGCGGTCAGCGTTTGAAAGTGGATTGATTACTTCAGTGAGCTGACGTGTAGGAATGAGACCAGCGTTGTCAGAAGTATCTGCTGCAAAAGCGAGATACTGACGAGCTTCGTCATCATGAAGGACAGACGCACGAATTGAATTTTCGAGGTACTTTTCCTTTGTTAGTTCAAAACGTGGCTTTGCATAAGCCATCGCTGTTACAGTAGGACGAGCAGCTTCCACAGCCGCAGCTTCTACTGATGGTGCTTCAACTGTAGGTGTGTTTTCCACTTCTACTGTCTCGCTTTCTGTAGTTGGTAGGGTTTGTTCAATGACAGTTTCATCTTTTGATTCTTCTGCCAATACTGAGGTGACGGCTGCGCTCGCAAATGCGGCAGCCTGGACAAGCGATACTTCTTTGAGTAAAGCTGATGTGACGTGGATTACTCCATCGACAATCTTTGACTTGATTACTTCTACGCCGACAGAAAGACCTGCGCGTAATTCATCCGCGGCCTCCGCCAATGCGTCGGATGCTCGCTGAGTGTTGCTCAACTTAAAGCTAGCGACCATTTCGTCTTCGCTAGCCTGAATCATTTGAGACCATCCCAGGGGTTTCTTTGCATCATGCTCGAGCAGAAGCTTTACACGTCCGGACTCAGGGAGTTCGATTGAACCTGATTCAAAAATAACTTTGCCAGCTGAGGTGTAGCCGATTTCGTTATTGAATGGCACGATTTTGCCTGTAATGGTGCGGCTTGCTTCGTCCGCAACTAAGTCCGCTGAGAAGGTTAATAGTTCGCTCATGAAAGCATCCCATCTTTTCCGTTAGGTGTTAGGTCTGTCATCTCCATCGCTTGCTCTGATGTAATCATCTCAAGCTGGAGAAGTTTTTCAATTACTGCCAATTCATCAAGTGGGTTATGGCGCAAGAATGTATCTGCTACGGCGAAACGCACAATGTTGCCGTTGGCTGTTATGTCATTCATGCTGAGTCTGTCTTCGACAGCTGAGATGTAAGGCTGTAGAGATAATGCAACAAATTGCTTACGCTCATCCTGAATGTTGGAATAAGTCATCGATGTATTTTGGTCAGCACTTAGCAGGTAGCTAGGGACGTTCATCAATCTCGAAATTTCTGTAGATAAATTCTGTATGGCTTCGTTGTAGAGCATGTCTTTAGGTGAGAAGCCAACTGCCTCATAAGATAAAGTTGAAGTGAGATATGCAGTTGACCTCTGAGACCTAGCGGTGCGCCAAGCTGCAAGTAATGATTGAACTTCTGCTGGAGGTAAATCAGCCCCGTTATTTTTCAAGTAGCCCGTCATCATCGGAGTGGATGCAGCTACACGCGCAGCATTTTGCACGTCGATAGCAGCGCGGATAGTTGAACCGCCGCGAGTTAAGATTCCTTCATCAAATGCCTGGAATGTAACTAATGAACCAAGCCCGTCCATTGGTACTGTAGTTCCATCTACTGCATAAGATTTTACATAAAGGTTTAACGCATCAAGTTGAATTGATACGCGAGAATTTGCAACCCATTCAAAACGAGCTGGTCTTCCGTCTTCCAAATAGGTTTCGACAACACGCCAATAAGCGACACCAAACATGATGAGGCTGTCAATCGTCCACGCAAGTGTGACTGAACGAGGCTGTGAGTAAGAAGGCTGTTCCATCCATAGTGGCTTGCCTAGCTCTTCACCTGTTGACTTCTTGTAAAGCTCCATTGGGATTGATGCGATTGTTCCAGCAATAAGATTGCGGCAACGTGCAACGGATGGCACTGTCATAGCTTCATTACGCGTGACAGCAGTTAAATTCAGTGGGTTAGGTACAAAGAATCTGTCGCCTAAAACTTGTGGCGCAGCTTGCGCTTCAATCTTGCGTGAAAAGAGACCCATAGAGTGCAATTATACACCCTGTCACTGTCATTCCGTGTATATCGCCGCTGTCTGTTGTGGCTGCATCAACTTGCTAACAATCATGGCAATTGAAATCGGTGCTGCAATATCGCCCGCCGATTTGCGCTTGATAATTCTCCAGGCTGAGTCATTAACTTTGGCCGCCACGTTTGCGAACTGGTCGATAAGTTCCCGCTGA